AGCATTTTTGCAGATAACAGCACTTTGGCTCCTGATAATAGCATTTGTAAAATGCGATGTGATACCGTTGATTGAATTTTTAACAGAATGGAATTATGAAAGCAAATGAACTTCGCCTTAAAAACTTAATCATGTTTGGAGAATTGCGACACGAATGCAAACCGTGTGACATACTAAACTTGTATCAATCAGAAATAGCACACAGAGAAATTTCTGAATACAAACCTATTCCGCTTACCGAAGAATGGCTGGTGAAATTTGGGTTTGAAATAGTCAGTGGATTTGCTACAAAATCAACTGAAAGATGTCAATTTCAAGTTGGTATGATTACCGAAGAAAAATGGCAGATTGAATTTGCAATAGGAATGATTTTGGTGTGGAATATTTTTAATATTGAATACGTTCACCAATTGCAAAACCTGTATTTTGCGCTCACCGGCGAAGAATTAACAATCAAAACAACCGAAAATGATTGACGTAAAAGCCGCAAAACTCGCCATTGGAGACGAAATACTTGACGGAAACCTGCAAGTTCAGGTAGTTTAAGAAATATACCGGGAACCGATTACACTTGAGTATGTAATTATACTGGAGGGTATCAACTGGCCCGTGTATGCAAAGGATTGTAGTTTAATCGAAAAATAAGCGAAAATGAAAACAGAATTAACACCGCAGCAAACCATATTTGCAAATTCAGTTGCTTCAGGTAAAACTCAGTCTGATGCTTACAGAATTGCTTATCCAAAGTCACAAAAATGGAAAGATGAATCGGTATGGGTGGAATCATGTAAATTAATGACAAATACTAATGTATTACAAAGGATTACTGAAATACAGGAAGTTGCGTCAAAAAAAGCAGAAGTTACACTTATTCATGTTCTTGAAAAACTCGCTGAACTGCTAAATTTCAACCTAAAAACTATCTTCAATGAAGATGGTACGATGAAACAGATTCACGAAATGACAGATCAGGAAGCAGCTTGCATACAGGATTATCAGGTTGAAGAAATTTGGGGCGGCAGAGGTGAGGACAGAGGGCAAATAGGAGTTCTAAAGAAAGTAAAGTTGGTTGACAAGTTAGGCGTGATTGATAAACAACTCAGGAGAATGGGTGCTTACATCGAGAACCACAACCACAAGTTTGACACTGAATCCCTGTCTCACATCAAGGACATTTTAGAGAGCATTGATTAACATTAATCCTTACAGGACTACATTAAAAACCGCTGAAATAGCAGTAAAATCAACGTTTATGAGAGATATTAAAAACCGGATAGGTGCATAAAATAGGTACAAAACAGGTGTAAAATGGTTGAACAATATCTCACGGAGAAATATTCCCGTACAAAGTTCCCTTATTTTACGCTGGTTGAACTTTTAAACCGGTTTGGCGAAGCTGGCCGGGATGAACTGAACCGATTGAAGGATGAGGGCAAAATCAGGAGCAGGATTTATGTGAATGGGAGGCTGATTGAGTTAATTATTGACAGTTCATAGTTATATTCTGAATAATAATTATACATTTGTACAAGAAACGCGGGTAAATAATGTACTAATGGATATATTAAGCAGTTTAATACAAATCAGGAAAGAAAAAAAGGTTAGTCAGGATGATTTAACCGGAACCCTCGGAATCAATTCCACTACATTAAGCAGGTATGAATCTGGAAGGCGAAAAATGCCCTACGATGTACTTGTTAAGTATGCTGAGTATTTAGGATATGAAATAAGACTAATAAAAAAGTAGAAACATGGGACGTAGAAAAAAAATAAGACAAAACGCTTTGGTTGTATTTGATGAAAATTCTTGCTCCAAAGAAGATTACGAACAATACTTCAAGAACACATTTCCTAAAGGGGAATTGTTTGTTTTTTTAGGAGAAATACCCAATAATACAGAACATTGTATTTTACATGATTTTAGAACAGGTAAAATCATTGGACTTTATCATATTTGGAATTTTAGGGAAGCAACTGAAGATGAATGTTAAAACGAATTGATATGATATTTTTAATAGCTTATTGGTACGAAGAATAATCACCAATTCTCATTTCTTTTAACAGTCACCTTATCATACATTTCGTCACTCACTTTCAAAGCAACAGCATAAGCCAAAACAGCATTAGCCTGATAACCTTCATGTGAACCGATTTCCCCGGTTTCTTTCTTGCGTTCCAGTAGTTTCATTTCAGAGAACACTTCCAAAGGTACAGAACTAACCTTGTTTGATTCAACTGAATCTTTCAGGTGGTAAAACACCTCTCTTGTGCTGCTTCGGTTGATTTCAAACCCGTATTCTTTTTCCCTGACCTTTTTGATGTTGTTCTGGACCAGCCGGGAAAAGATGTTATCGTACCTGGTTTTGCGTATTTCAGCGATTGCGATATGTGAAAGGTCGTTTTCTTCGTTTTGAGTGGTCGAAACTTCTCTTTTAACCCCAATAATCAATTTAGCATTGTCAAATATCGCTGCCAGTTCCAGCGCCTTAATTCCGGCCTTTTTCGGGTCGATAGATTCAGACAAGAACATTGCCGGCACAGAGTTGTTTGTTCTATCCAGAGCCACAATAACCGTCTTTCCGGCCCGTTCGCCTTCCGAGGTGAGAACCAGGCTAACGACATAGCGATATTTCAGCAATTTGGTCGGATAGTCGAACAATTGGGTGTCGCCTTTTGGTGTTTCCCTGTAATCTGCTGAGATTGTGAATTTGTCAATCTGAGAAGTGATTTCAACCGGAACAGAATCGGTTACTGATTTCTCCAATCGATTGAGGGTGTATTGAGCAATAAATGTATTTTGATTCATAAAATAGTGATGAACGGCATAACCGGTGTTATCAACTTGTTCGTCATGTGCTGCGCGTGGGAATCCGCAAAGCTGAGTGAGGTAATCATCATTCCAATTGCCCTTAAATAGCTTAATTCTGCCACTTTCTGCCTTTGGTTGGATAATGTTGTGCCGGGCAGTCTTTCCCTGCTGTACGATATTCTTTTCATCCTTGCTGGTGTTCTGGCCAATCAGCACGAAATTGTAATTGGTATCACTTTCGATGTATTGGGCCAGCGAATATCCTGAAGCCTTTGGTTCAATGAATATCCTGCCTTGTTGTGGGTCAAATACTCCATTCTCGCCTAATTGTACGATGAATTTGAGCAAATCAGGTAGTGTTTTCCAGACATTGTACACTTGTTTCACGAATAACGTATTGTCTTTGAATCCTGCAACCATTATTCCCGATGGGTCGTTGTCTGTTTTCTCGGTGTAGGCTCCGTCAATCCATAAATCAAAGGTTATATCGTGTCTTTCTGGTACAATCTCAAACATTGACGGCCTGATGGCTTGTTCTTCCAGATTGAATGGTACTTGTAAGTATTGGCAGGTGTAAGTAGCGGCCCCGGAAGCAGCTTTCAGGTTTTCAAGTACAACCTTTGGCCGTCTGTTCGGGTCAAGTACCCCGTTTGTGTACAATTCTAACGCTGATTTTGGGATAGCAGTTGAAGCCTCGGTAATTTCTGCCGGTAAACTGACAAGAGTGGTTGAAATCGGTTTGTTGAGCGTGTAACCGGTTAAATCGTTTTCGTGTAACCTTTGGGCAATGATAATATCAAGGAAGCAGGAAGCATCTTTATGTCGATGGGTCAATGTTTCTTCGTCCCATTCATTCGCGTGGTCGCGCATTGTGTCAGATTTGGCCTGTTTCGGGTCCTGCATATCGTCTTTTATGATGAAATCAGCGTGCATCCCTGTTATTGTACCATCAACTGATGTGTTGAATCGTTCACCCTTAAAGTTGTTTTCAATGCTGTTCTGGTTCTCGGTAGTAATTTCAAGCGGCTTGCCGAATTTAACGATGAAAATGTTGTCAAACAGGATATGCCACTTTTCACTTGCTGTAATTGCCCTTGCTTTCTTTGCGTGGCGTTCAGACAATCGGGCAGAATAGGAAACGTTTGTACTTGTTAAGTTCGGAGAATGAAGCCAAACCCACATAGGGAATGCGATTGTTGCAATGGTTGACTTACTGGAACCCGGCGGCACGTTAATTATCAGTGTTTCCATGCACAATTCACGGCGAATTACCCTCATCGCGTGAAACTGAATAGTATCACAGATATATTTTATGTGAGGTGCATCAATAAACTTGTCCCCGGACATTTCTGGCCAGAAAGTTCGGAAAAAGAAGTAAAAAGAATCGATGCACTTTTTACCCTTTTCCGCTGCAAGACGGTCTAAAGCCTTTTTGTCGAGTTCCATGCTTAATCTTCATCCGGTTTAATGATTTGTTTCAGCCTGTCACTTTCTTTTTGCATTGTGTTGTAGTCATTATCGGCTTCATTCAGTTTGAGTTTGGATTCTTCAACCAGTTGGCGCAATCTTTCCGCTGCTTTCTCGTTTCCTTCTTTTTCGTAACGGGTAGCGCGAGTTTTCAAGACTACATATTGCTGTTTTAATCTGGATGAAACAATTGCTGTATTGTATTTCGCTTCTTCCTCTTTTGTCAGCTTGTAACCGGTTGAAATCTTCTCATTGAACTGAGTTTTGATAAGCGTTTGCTCTTTCAGTTTCCTGTCAGTCATTTTCTCCGGTGTCTGGTCGTAAACATTCACACCTCCACCAAAGAAAGCGTATACCGCGAGAACCCCGTCAAGCACCGTAATATCGTCTTTGGCAAGTTCCGAGAGAGTTTCCCAATAGATAGGGTACAAATTCTCTTTGAGCGTTCCCGGAAGCGAATAAGGCTCTCCAAATGTGTCAACTTTATTACCATCAGCATCAACTTTGGCTGATAAGTGCTTGTAAAGTATCGAAGCAGACGGGGCCAGCTTATTTGTTGCCATCTGAAGCAATAATTCTGCACCGGTTGGCGACTTATAAGGAGTTCCAATCGGAGTTACTTCACCGTAAGAGTTTTTAACGTCACCACTTAACAGGCGTGAAAA